TCTGAGTGGACATCCGCTTCTAATTTACCAATAGAAGACTTCGTTAGTATTAAAGACGGCAAATCACGCTCTATTAATATCACAGACGTTTGGAAGAATAATAACCGATCCTTTAGGAAGATGCTCCGTGGAGCACTCATATATAAAGGATATGGAACAAACGATGAAGATTTTAAAGGTTAACTAACATGCCACAACCAGCAGACGTAGCAGCAAAAGGGACAATATTCAATAAACCGCTTGCAGATGGTAGTGGTGCAAATCAAGTATATGTATCACCAAATCATAGATTAAGTGCAAGAAGGGGTAATAGTCCTCGAGCTGGAAGTATTAGTGTTAACTATGCTGTTGTAGTTGATCCCAAAACAAAACAACAAACAGTTTACCAAAGAGAATACAATGTTCTCGGACAACCACAACCACTAGATCCAGATAAAATACTAGCAACAAAAGGACCTGATGGTAAATTTGTTCCTAGTGATTATGCTACTCAAAATATAGATTCTAGATTGGTTGATAAGTTAAATGACAATGAGGCAACACAAGCAACATTGAACAACGTTGTAGACTATACAGTAAAAAGTAGTCTGCAACAAACATCTGCTGATGGTAAAGCTTCACCCGTAGATGTTGCAGATGTAAAAGGTGAGGGTATAGAAGATAATGGTCCAGCAAATGGTAACACTGATCAAACTGGTGGTAATAGTGCAGAAGAAAATACTGGTGATGGATCATTAAATGCAACCACGTTAACCACAGCGGCATCTCCTAACCAAAATACAACTAATCTTGGTGAAAAGAACGATTTAGTTTATCCAGAGGGTGCAAAAGGGAATGAATCTGATTATGTCAAATTCACTGCTCTTAAGTATCTTCCATCAAAACTTAGTACTTCTGCTGGATCTTTTGGTTCAACATATCAAAGTGGAACAGCAGAAGGAATTAGTCAAAGTGTACAACTTCCAATTCAAGGCGGCATTCAAGACTCTAATGCAGTTGGATGGAATGAAGATAATCTGAGTGCAATACAAGCTGCTGGTGCAGAAGTAGCACAAAAGGCAATAGGTAGCGGAATCGGTGCTGGTGTAGATACATTCCTTAAACAGATAGGCACTTTATCAGATCAAAGTAGTGAGGTAGGAAAAGCTATCCAAGTTGGAATGGCTGGTCAAGCAGTTGGTTCTAACATCATTGGAAGAACTGAAAGAGCAATCTTTAATCCAAACACAGAACTTCTGTTCCAAGGTCCACAGTTGAGAGCATTCTCGTTTAACTTCAAAATGACCCCAAGAAGTTCAGGAGAAGCAGAAACTGTAAAGTCCATCATCAAGTTCTTCAAATTTCACATGGCACCAAAGACTAGTGATGCCAATCTGTTCTTAAAAGCACCGAATATTTTTAGAATTGAATACTTCAATAAAGGTCAACAACATACTGGTATAAATCTTATTAAGGACTGTGCTTTACAGTCATGTACTGTAAATTATACGCCTGACGGAACGTATATGTCTTATGAGGACGGTGCAATGTTCTCATATGATTTGCAACTGCAATTCATGGAACTCATTCCCGTATACGCCAAAGATTACAACGAGGGCGACGGCGCAAATCACCCAATCGGATACTGATAAATGGCAAATTACTTCACTCACGTTCCAAGTATTGCATATATCTCAAGAGATCTTGAGAATAATTCTTTGAATGACTACACAGTCACAAAGAACCTGTTCAAGCGTGCAAGAATACGAGACGATATCTTCCAAAATGTAAGTTACTTTAACAAGTATACTATTATAGGTGATGAGAGACCTGATCAGGTTGCAGAAAAGGTGTATGGAGATTCATCATTAGATTGGGTAGTTCTATTGTCAAATAATGTTCATAATGTATATGAAGAATGGCCAAAGACACAATATGCCTTTGATAAGCACCTTCTAGAAAAATATGGAGACTATAATACATTATATAATGGTGTTCATCACTATGAAACTATAGAATCCAAATCAAGAAATGGATTTGTAATCGTTGAAGGGGGAGTAGAAGTAAATGAAGGATTTTTCAATGCTCCAGAATATGAGATTGAATTAGATCCCAATATAATCCTTCCTTCTGAAGTTCCAGGAGTCTTTGCTGAGGCAACAGGAACATATGATCCAGTTTTAGGTATAGTAAAAACCGTAACCATAACAAATCCAGGAACTGGATATACCGATATTGGTGAGGTATCATTTGCCCCACCACCAAACCCAAGACTTGCAACCCTAGACGTTGCTCTAAATGTTCCACCAGATGAGAGAGAAGTTGGATCAATAACAATCATTGATGCTGGAACTGGATATACATATCAACCACTACTAGAGTTCAGTGATCCTCCACCAACAGTAACAGCAGTTCTTGAGGCAACTATTGGTGCTGGTGGAACAATTCAAAGCGTTGGAATTACATCTGCTGGTGACGGATATACATTTACTCCTACAGTAACATTCCCACCTCCACCCAATATCATTGAGAGTGCAGTATTCGTCAATGATGGTAGTGTCACTGTTGACGGTGGTTTTGAAGGTTGGTACTTGCAACCAGCAGGTTCATACTATTACACTGCTCATGGTGCAAATTCTTATACTCAAGGAACCATTGAACAGTATGAAATGAGTAGTGGTTTTGATCCAAACACCGCATCTCAAGTTAATGTACTCACCTTAAATACTGGTGGTCTTAACTTCACATATGCTACTGGTGTTGAATTTAAACCAGATGGCACAAGAATGTACGTTACTGGTTTAACAAACTCAGGTAATAAAGTTGCACAATATGATCTTAGCACCCCATGGGACATCCTTACAGCAACATTAGCAGGTAATGTTAGTTTCCCTGCTTTAGCAGGAGTTAGATTCCAGGATAATGGCAATCATATGTTTGTTCTTGACACTCAAGATCCAGACACCATCAAAAAATATGAATGTACTGTTCCTTGGGATATAACTTCTATCTTCCCACTCCCAGTACAAACAACAAATATATCTGTCATCTGTCAACCAACCGAATCATCTATTCGTGGATTCTCATTTAAAGATGATGGAACTCGAATGTATGTTAGTGGTACAGATAACAACTCTACATTTGTGATTACCTTAACTAATGCCTGGGATCTCAGTTCCTTGACGCTTCTTGGTGCTCTCAACGTTCAAAGTGCTAGTGGTGACTCCACTCCATTGGACGTATTTACCAACCCATTTGAAACTCTATTCTTTATTGGTGGTTCAATCAATAGAAAGATATACACATATGATACTGACGTAACTGCCAAGGCAACTGCAACTGTAGGTGTTGGAACTAGAGCAGAAACTATCGTCGATATTACTGTGACAAAACCTGGATCTGGATACACAACTGCTCCACTACCATCTATTACAATTCAAGGACCAATTCCACATAGAACAGCAAAGGGATATGTGACTATTGCCAATGGTTCCGTGGATCAAGTTGTAATTCAAGACCGTGGTTACAACTATAGAACTGCACCAACTGCGACAATACAACCTCCACTGTCAGCAATCACTGCAACTGGAGTCATTAAAACAGAGAATGGAGAAGTAAAAGAGATTACTCTTACAAATGCTGGAAGAGGTTACAATTCCATGCCTGATGTATTCTTCAGTAAACCAGGACCAACGTATACTCCACAAGTAGATGAGGTATATGAAAGTAATGGGCAGGAATGGAAGTTTGATGGATTCAACTGGAGAAAAAGAATTACATACGGTACAGTCTACTTTGATGAAGAAGCAAATGACTTAATCGAAATCAATGGCGCATTATCTTCTAGACCAGTGACAAATTATCAGCATGAAGAAAAATTAGAGAATGATAAGAGACAAATTTATGTCCTTAAGAAAGAATATCTCTCCATGTTGTTCAATGATTTAGAAGATATCATGCCATATAAAAAAGGATCTGGAGGTTATGTCTCCAGATCCCTTAAGAAGGGCGATAACCCTCGTTTGTACAACTAATACTTACTTAAAAAATAAGTTGAAGTATGCTGCTATGACCAAAAGAGTCAAGCAAAACTGATTGTACTTCATCAACTCTCAGCAAGTCGCTGGAAGTAAGACAGAGCATCATCATCACCATCATCAGAAGATGCTTTAGGGGTGATGTCAGGTGCGTTGAAGTCAGAACGAGGACCAAGATTGTCAAGTTCTTGCTTCAGATCTGCAGGAAGTTCAGACTCCTGTTGGCGGTTGCCAAAACTAGGAGAGAAGTTGCCGCGCATGTTGTCCTCATTTTGGACTTCCTCATCTTGGAGACGAGGAGTGCCCTTACGACCAAGAACGTAATCCAGACGGGTCTGGAGTTGCTCATAGGTCTTGAACTGATCAGCAGCAGTCATTGCAGCAAGAGAGTGCTGCGTCTTCCAGAGTGCTTCCAGAGCATCATCATCGTCCAGCAGTGCTGAAGGAGAGTCAAACTCAGACTTATCATAGTTCCAATAACCATCAACCTTACGGATCTTCAGTTTGAAGTTCGCGCCTTGCCAGAAGTCAAAGGGGTTGATAGGAGTCTCATCTTCAAACTCAGGTTGCATTGCTGCCATGATCTTATCAAAGATCTTCTTACCAAACTTGAAGAGGAAGACGTTGCCATCATTTGCAGGATTGGCAGGATCCTTTACGACATAGATGTTCGCATAGTAAGAGAGTTTACGCTTTTGCTTGCGAACGATCTCCTTATCCTTATCATTACCACTGTTCCACAGGGTACGGTTGTATTCAGACACAGGATCTTTCTGACCAATGGTGGTCAGAGAGTTCTCAATATACCAACCGCCAGGACCTTGGAATCCGTGAGAGTACATCTTCACCCAGGGAAGATCTTCTCCATCAGGAGCGGGGAGGAATCGAATAACGGCATAACCGTTGCCCGTTTTATCCATTTCGGGCTTCCAAAGACGATCATCACCGCCGCTGGAATTGCTATTCATCTTCTCAACTTCTTTGACCAGTTTTTGAGTCAAAGAACCAAGAGAGGACTGTTTCTTAAGATTTGCGAAAGACATTAGATTACCTCGGATTTGTTTGTATTCGGCTTGTGTGTACCCATAGGGCACTTGCGGCGAGTACGGACCTATAATAGTGCAAGTGCCCGTGGTTGTCAAACTTCTTTTTCTTCTACCTGCTCCTTCATGTGACCCACCAACTTCTCCATGTTACTGAAGATCATGTTCATGTCAGCATTTTCTGGCATACCAAGCATGGCGGCAGACTTGACAATATTTGATTTCATCTTCTGTGCCTCTGGATCATCAGATAACGATAATCTGGCATAAAGGACTTTTTGCTTGTCAATCAGTTGTGACAGAAGATCAACATGTGCCAACTTATCTTCCTTATTCATCTGATAAAAACTGAACATGTTTTTATACAGTTTTTCTTGGAGATCGTTAATATGGACAATTTCTGCCCGCACCACATCTGAGTCAAAAAATGTCATAAAACACAGTCCTTTAAAATCTTACGAAATTTGAATATATCGATATTTAGGAACGAATCGTACTTCTTAATATTTTTAGATACTTGCTCCCAAATAGGATCTTGCAGTTTTTTGTCAAAATCCTTACTAAACTGAAATATGCGATTATAGATAACCAACGTCTCAATACAAATATCACCACTTAGATGTTTTTTGAGAAGGGGTGGGTGACCAGACTTGCAGTCAAAAACATCCTCAACTTCATATTCACTAAACAAGTCAGTAGACTCATTTTTAAAGATATAACTCAACGACTCATTGCGCTTCTTCCAGGAATTGTATGTAGATTCCCCCTCACGAATGAGTTGCCCAATCCACATGGCACTAGCATCTGTGGATTCAACAAAATTTGACACAAAAAAGTTAACGACCTCTTGGTCGTTCTTCTGGCGACTCATCTTCTCAAACCAATAACGATCCTTCCTCTTATAGAAGGACTGTAGAGAGGCGCGAGTTTTACCGTTATATCTGTGGTAGTCGTATTTATCTTTTGTGAAGTGATTCTTCAATCCCAGATAAGTTTTATACACGTCAAAGGGAGTCATTTTAACAAAAAGGGTTTTCACGAAATTTTCCCCGCGATAAATTTTCCGACTTTTTCCGAATTAAAAGATCAATTTCGCCCTGGAGGTTCGCTTAAGGAAGTTCAACTCCATTGCATCATACTTAATCTTCTCCTTCAAAGGTTTAGAGATTAGTTTAGGAACTGACTCTAAGTCAATGCCATTACACTCACAAAAGTAAATGATGGCATCAATGTAATTCATTTCCTTATTGTCTCTCACTAAGTATTCAATCTCTTGAGCAAACTTAGTGGGACAAAAAAACTTCTTCTCCAGTACCTTTTCAAATTCATCTTCTGCTTTACTGGGCATAGGTCTCCAGTTTGTAGTTAAGAAATTCTCTAATGTACTCTTGTAGTAGCTTGATGTACTTGGTTTTGTCGCGCTCTTCATAAACAACACACTCTCCATTTTCACATGCCATAATAATGACAAGTTTTTTTACTGATATACCAGTGAGTTCATAGAGCATACACCCATACGCCATGCACTGAACAAAGTAGTGTTCAATCCACTCTACTGGTTTTGGTTTTTTTGAGGTCTTAAAATCAATAATTGCCAACTCGCCGTCGAATTCGGCAATACAGTCTACGGTTCCAGCTACACCAAGAACCTTACTATATAGAGAACTTTCTAGAGCGTGAATATTATCAATCTTGTTTAACTCTGGTTTAGCAATCTTAAAAAGATAGTCTGATAACGGTTGAACTTCGGGGAGACCCTCATTCTTTAGGTAACACTCGGTAAGAGTGTGCATGTCTGTACCACGACTAGTCGCTTGTCTAGTAATTCGATCCGCAGTCGCTTCACCAACCTTTTTGCGCCACTTAGCAAAGAAGGCACGGTTCTTATGACTAGTGACAGAAGTGATGGATACTAATTTCAGTAACTCATCAGCATCTGGCACTTGATAGTAACGGACTCCATCAATAGTCTCCCTGCTAAGGGCAGGGAGATCCAGATCAACATGATTAAACATCAAAAACCTAATTCGTGTTTTGCAAAAAGATATTCCTTACAGAGACCAGAACGGACAATATCATCGAGACCAAACTCAATGATGTCAAACGATGGCATTACCCTAAGAATCTTCATGAAGTCGATGATACCATTTCTCTCATTGGTTTTCTGCAAGTCAGTCTGAGTTGCATCACCACAGAAACAAATTTTGGTGTTATCACCTGCCCTTGTAATTATACTATCAAGTTCATGAAAATTCAAGTTTTGGAATTCATCAACGATAATAATTGCTTTGTCGAGAGTAGTTCCTCTGAGGAATGAGGTGGACCAGAAGCTTACAGTACCCTGAGTCTTCAAGTTGCCATACAGCATCTCAAAGTCAGCATCAGTTGCCATCTGGAACATGTACTTGACCATGTTCTTATAAGGAATCTGGTAGATATCTGCCTTATCCTCGTGAGTTCCAGGCAGGAATCCAATCTCTCTAGTTGCTACCAGAGAACGTACAATGTAGATCTTCTCGTATGGTGTGTTCTCATCAAGAACATCTCTAAGGGCATTATAGAATGTAATAAAAGTCTTACCCGTTCCTGCTGCACCATAAGCGACAATGTTTTTATCATCGTCAAAAGAGTCGTACAGTTTTGACTGATTATCAGTCAGAGGATCAATCTCTAAAAGGAATTCAGAGTTGATTGGTTTGCGCCTCTTCATTTGTTTGGCGGTCATGCCAACACCGATTGGTTGTAGGTCAGACTTTCTTTTTCTTGCCATACGGGTAAATCTTGGGTAGGTTGACTGTTATTTAGAACGTGGTGCCACAAATACATCGCAGCACCAGCAGCTGTTCCCCCATCGTGTGCAATAGGGTCGATGTAGAAGTTTATGTGAGGGAATTCTTTGGCGTACTCATAGTTATTAACACAGTTTAAAAAATATCCACCAGAGAGCACTACGTTTTTCGTTTCGACTTTCTCAAGAAGGGATCGAATAAGACGAATGGTGTGCTTTCTAGTTTCATCCTGTGCTTTTTTAGTTAAGTTTGCAATGAGATCAAAGTCAAATTCTGGAGTGTAATACTCCGCAGGATCTAACGTTGGATCATCATAACATCGCCTATAACTATTTAATATAGTTTGATTGTCTGTGACCCAAGTATCTGAACTTTCGTCATAAACAAACCAATCTTTAGTACATACCTTGTCAGCATCACCGTAAGGTGAGATGCCCATTAATTTCCCAGCACTAGAGAATCCAGTAATCTGCATGATGCTATTGAAGATCCATCCACAACTGGCAGTTGTAGATAGTACATACTTATCATCAACTACAACGGGTTTGGATTGAACTCTAAAACAATCCCCCTGTGGAGTGTACACTTGCTTAACGAGTTCCACTTCACCATTAGAGAATCTATACATCGATTCAGATTCCCTAAGAGTGATGTAGTCATTAAAGTAATGACCACCACCATCTAAAACCAATGCTGCTGCTTGGTCAAAACCAGAGGCATAAAATGCATTGCACGCATGATAAAGATGATGCTCCCAGTAATAATGAGAATCACCAAAAGTAATTCCATATCTACCAAGATTGTCCTTCACATCCTGGATGATATCTTCATCTGGATAATCATAGGTGTGTATTCCATTGATCTTTCCATAAGAAGAGAATGTAATGTGATCTAGATGACGAGTATATCTCACAATATCCATGAGACATCTCATCATGTTGCCAGGCAACCACTCTTCCTCTTTGATGCCGTTGTATCGGTCATCTTCCATGTAGTAGATCAACTCACCATCTTCAACCAATGCGATTGATGGGTGGTGAGAGATATTAACTCCAAGAATGAACATAATTAAAGTTTCTTGACTGTAGATCCAGGTGCCTTAGATGCTTTGTCAAGAACTTCATTCCATTCTGGTCGCTGCTTGATCAGTCGGGACTGCCAATCACTAACCTCAACACCTAAACCTGGAGAATTCTCAGCGTTAAAGTAACGCTCCCAATCTGGGTTATCAATCTTCCACTGGTCCCAATCGTGAATGCTCATCTTCACTTCTTTGGTTTCACCAGTCTCCTTATGCCTAACAGGATATGTTGCCATTACTTCCACTCCAATGCTTCTGAGATGATTGGGAACTGCTCAATGAAGATGGCACGAATATCTTCAGCGAGTTCCATGTGTTCCTTCTGTGTGCCGTTTGCAGTACGCAGTTCCAGATAATGCAACCATGAGCGAAC